GTTCATCATTACCAAATATCCTAGTGCGTCAATAGGGTCTTTACTAGCTCCTTTTTGCCCGTCTGCGCCTGTCCACTCCCGAAGCGAGTAAATCAGGTTCTGACACGTCTCATGCACCATAAGCCTCGGATGGTTCACCCCTTCTTCTAGGGGTTTTTCCCTGTCGTAACATAGCAGGTCGTTAATGATGAGCACACGCTCATCCACACTGGCCGAAGCTGCGGGGATAAAGTATGTCGGTATCTCAGCGTCTGCGAGCATATCAAGCAGCGTAACTCCGCCTTCCTTCGTCATAGCGGCTGTTCCAGCACTTCTTGGGTCGATATATCGCTCTGCTATCTCTTCTTTGTCCTTGTCGTTAATCTCAAGCGTCTGGATAAGGAGACTGTACTCGTCCACGCCTCTGCCTGCTGAACTGCGCTGTGCTGGCCCAGGTTTACCGTCCGGCTTCTCGCATGGCAATGCCCACTCGCCATAGCTTTGGTCAGGCCACTCTCTGTACACCCAGAGCACTCCGTTCTTGTCCACTCTCACCCAGAGCATGAACCAGTTTCGCGCACCTGCTGGGTCAACCACCATGTAGTTCGTGCCCTCAATCTCTCTCGGGTCTTTGCTGAAGATGTTGTGGTCATTGAACAGAGGGAACTGGCTACCTGCTGTTGCTTCAGCCCAGCCGTAGGCGCGAATCTTAATCTCGTTCGTTGTTTTCCCTCGGAGCGTCTCCTTCATCCGGCTCCAGTTGTTGTAGGGGTTGTCCCTCGAATGATACCAAATGCAGGCGTGTTTCCCGAACACGTTCTTGGCCATGTACGGCATGTGCCCCGCTGGAACACCGATGACGTTGCTATTCGGGAGCAAGTCGGACTCTTTCCAGTGCGTAATCTTGGCTGAGTTGACGTACTCCTTCACAACGGATGTATAGCCCTCGACAGGGGTGAACGTGATGAGCATCTTGCCGTTCCTTGTCACCAAACGGTATCTTAGCGTCTCTAGCCAATCCTGCGGCACAAGCTCGTCGCACCAGATGAAGTCCACCTCACCACCTTCAATCACCTTGATGTCTTGGAAGTAGTTCATAAACCACACCTGGTTTCCCATGTATACGGCAGTATTGTCCGTAAACCCGTTCTTCTGGCTGTAGCCAATCTGGGTGTGGACGCTCTTCTTGAGGTTCTTTAGCTCCTTGGGCAAATACTTGTAGAAGACGTTCTGCTGCGCTGACACGGAGGTGAAATGGCTTGTATGGAGCATCCATATCCTCAGATTGCGCTTCTCGATACGTTCCTTGATCCAATCGGGCATACCGCCCAAGTCTGCGCCAACGAACATCTGCGCTGCTCTCTTTGCAGCATACTCCGTCTTGCCTGCCCTGTTTCCGCCCAAGATAATCATCTCGTTGTATTCGGAGAGCAGCTTGTCTGAGTCTGCCCATGAATCGAACTCTGTGCCGTATCGTATCGGGTCAGACTGCTCTGCGCGGATTCTATTCTCTCGCAGTTCTAGCAACTCGATTGTCCGAAACGCGCCAACATTCCCAATCATCCGTTTGCGCTCCTCCACGCTCAACATGGGGATAATCGGATGCGGCTCTTGCTTGAGCCGGAGTATCTGCTCCACCAACTTTTCCTCTTGCTCTTTGTCTATCTCTTGCATATCTTGGCTTCGGTTCAAATAGAACCAGCGTAACCGTCATGCTACGAGTAAAATCGTCATACCGGCTAAGGGAGGGAGAGTGGGTTTGCCCCACACTCTTAATAGAAGTGCTTCAGTAGCACTGCTTTCCGTGGAGTCCGCTAGAGTAGACTAGAGTACATTGATGGGTAAACCCTCGCTCGTGCCACGGCAAAAATGCGAAACGATTCGATACGCGACCGCGACGGATGTTGTTGTTTCCAAGCATGATAAAGCTCCTTCTTTATGGGAAGGGGCTTATTCTGCTCACTCATCTCCATCGCTCACGCTCTGGATGTGGTTGCTTCGCAAGAGAATAGCTACACCGTGCAAATGTTGAGGCTTATGCTCGGAGCCCGAATGGGCGGAGGCATAAGGTTCAACATGCGCAAGCAAAGCGCGGGTGAGCGAAGCGAGCAGCGTTTGCGAAGTTCACCTCTCCCACCTCTCACCTGCATCACCTCCATGCTGCGTCTGCTTCTTGCTCATCGCAAGAACCCGACTTCGCCCTTTGGCTCACCTTATCTCCGTAGGATAAAGTAAGCCACATACAAAGCACATAGCAAAGGGATAGCTATGTCCTTATCCATCCTCTAGCTCCACTTCTTCTCTTCAAGCAGCACTCCAATGAGCGCATAGCCAGCCATGTCCTTGAACGAGTCCATATACGCCTCACATGCCGCTTGCTTATCCTTCCGCAGCAGATTCTTGATGCGCTCCATCTTGTCGTTCATCCGCACCACAACGCCAAGTATCCCGAACTCGTCGATATTCCTCGGCCCATAATCCTGCTGCTTCTTGTCCATTAGCTGCACAAGCTGCACGGCTGCGTACAGCAGCTCTCGCCCTTGCTTCGTCTTTAGGCCCAGCTTGTCGGCCATATCGCCCACAGCGTTCATCGCACCACCTCCTTGGTGTCAAACTGTCCACGCGCATTCTTCTTCGCCAATAGCAGCATACCCACCTTCACCCTAGCACTGTCCTGCACCCGCACCACCTCGCCCTTCGTCCCAATCACAAAACGGTAGTTCATCGCTTTCTTCGCAATCTTCACCTCCACATAATCACCGCTCTCCGGCTCTGGCGCGTCAGCACCCACAGGCTCAGTCTCCATCTGCGGCAACGCAGGGATCACTTCAGCCACTTCTGCTGGCTCTGCTGCCGGAGGCACTGCCCCCACGGGCTTCGCCATTGCTACTGCACGCACGGCTTCCTCGTCGTACCACTTCTCCATGCCAGTGCCCTTCTTGCGCTCCTGCACCTGCTCGCTCGTCCACTTGTGCTTGCGGACATCCACGCCAAACTGCTGCATCGCTTGCTTACGATTGATGTATGTAGCCATATATGCGCCTACGCTAGCACATGCGGCCAAATGAAAGCAACCTTGCTATGCCAGCACCCTATTGAAAGGAAATGGCAGTTTACTTTCAATGTGCTGCACGGAGCGGAGTCGCGTTTGGCGAAAATTTTGTACGGGTGGGGATGCGTTGCAGCTCTCTCGCCGGCCGGACTGGTGACCCCCTCCCCCCCTGTCTGCTTTTGGGATTGCTGCATTGCTGTGTGCACCTGCTCCGTCGCTCCGTGCTGCGCCATGTATACATGATGCGTCATTGTATTGCGTCAGGAATCGGACACGAATCCGGTGCCTTGGTGCTGAAATGGGACAAACGAGGGCACGAAAAAGCCCCATGGGGGTCTCCCATGAGGCTCGTGTGGCTTGAATCTGTCCTTCGGCGTCCTAACGCATCTCCTAATCTTCTTTAGTCATTCCCTAAAGCTACCCCATGCTCGCCACCTTCACGCATCCTCTCACCAGCATCACCGCACCAATCACCAGCACGGCGAGCACCGTACCCAGCAGGTCGCCCTTGTCTTCGTTATCGTTTCGCATACTCATCATCCGCCCATTATTTGTGCTCTCATAGCGTTATCCTTCATACCCTGCGCTGATTTGCTCAACCTTGGCCGCATTCACTCCATGCGCACGAAACCCAACGATGACGCTCCTTTGCCTAGCACAAAGGCCGCACGAAGCACACGTAACGTCGTCCCTCTGTTGAGCGGGGCAGACCACTATTTTCCTCCCTTGTGGCGTATAACTCACGTCCGGTGTCTCCCTTGCCACCACCGTCACCACGGGCGCAATGCCTAGGTTTGCCAGCCTGTCAGCGTGGGCCGGATTGTTTCCTGAAAGGTTGACCGTGAACCCTGCCTTATTAGCTTCCTCAATTGCCTTGGCGTTTGCCTTGGCGTGAACCCCAGAGATTACAGGTTTGTGCGTGTATGTGTAGCCGCGCCTGCCTTGGTTTGCTTTGGTTAATTGAGCTAGCTTGCGAGCGTCCACCTTACTTCCAACCCCAGCCAAATCCCCAGTCTGATTGTGACGCCACAGTGTGAGAGGCAGGAGAGCTTTAATCTTCGCGAGGAACTCACCGTATGGGGTACCCCGTTCGCCGCTATCCACCTTGTCCCAATGCAGGCGGGTTCGGAACCCGCTCTCACCGTAGCAATCCCCTAGAAACGGGCATTCAGGCGGGCATGAAGCGCGTGGGGACGTTGAAACGGGGATTGGGCCTGTCTTGGCGTTGGAGCTCTTGAGCGTCAAATGCGTGTTCATTATTCAATCCCTCCCGTTATTTCCACACGACCCATAATTAGCAATTGCTCAATTCCCCACACAAAGGGGTCACCACAGTCCTCGCATTCGTACCGCTCTGCATCGGGTTCAACCCCGCCTGCGACACTACCGCAGGCAACGCAAAGGCCCTCACTATTTTCATTCATGCAATGGAATTCCGCCTCGCTTAGTGCAACGCGCACAAACCGCCCGTTCCTTCTCTGTATGTCTAGTGCCATAATTTCCCCTCAATTAAACCAACGGCTTGCAATCCCACGTCCAAAGGTTTCCCGCGCCAAAAACCGCACATCATCACCGGTGCAGTCCGGCGGTGTGCTATACCAGCGCAGGTGCATCCACACTATTTGAGACAACACGCAACAAGCTTCAGCTCTGTACTCTGTCGGAAAGTACTGTCCCGCGATGTATGACAACTCACCGCCGCGAACGCTCAACCGACAACCCTCTTTCAACTCAGAGAGCATCTCTTCCAATCCGATTTTATCGTTGTTGGCTATCCATTTGAGCATCTCCCTCGCATCCCGTCCATCCCGTAGAATCTTCCGATAATCTCCCATAAACGCCTCACGGCTACCTCCATAGTTGCGGTAATCAATCCCGCTACGTTGAGAGATGAATTTCCTCAATGCTTCCACCAATGCTTCTTTTGTCTTCATGTGTCTGTATGTTATTTGTTTGTTTGTTTGTTATTTACCGCTGAAAGCTTTACTCAGTCCTAATCCGTAGCACGTAACGCAGAGGATGCCCCAAGGGAGCGCCCAAAGGGTTCCAGCATAGCATGCACATCCCACTGCGTCTGCAGCGGCCAAAAGAAGGAACAAGTTTGCTTCCATGCTCTGTTAATCGGCGCGTTCGGCCCAAAGGTTAAGCAAAAAAAAGAAAAACTTTCTCCCCCCTTTCCGCCCTTGCATCCACCCCGTTCTGTGCTAATCGCGCACGACCCCAACCCTGCCCTTCGGCACCGTATGATCCAAACACACCAACGCCACGGGGGAGGCTTTGTGGCCTCCCAACCGTGGAGCGGGGTGGGGTGGGGCTAGCAGGTGCTAGCGGGTGAGCGGATGCGCGTGTGCGTGTGTGCGCTATTTTTGAATTTTGAAGTTCATTTTTGAACTTTGCTTTTTGAATTTTGAATTTTTGAATTTTCACTCCCGCATCATAGCGATTCCGAAGCGAAGGAAGGCGAACAGCACCGCGAGCAGGATAAACGCAGGGACTGCGTAGGGGTCATGTGGTTCATTCATACAAATCGAATTCTGAAGGCGTCTCTACTGTCACCACTCTGAATCCACACTGGTCTGCGTAGTGCTCTGCCTCCACTAGTGCATCGTGCAGGGAGCTGTATAGCTCAGGCTCATAGGGGGCTCCGTCGATGGAGCATTTGATGTCAGCCCAGCCGTGAGCTGATAGGGTTTGAATCTTCCAATTCATTTGGCCTCCTCCTCTGAACAACTCAACTCCAGTTCAATCTCCTCTGCGTCCAGTGTGTCGTATACCTCAAACAGAGTGTCCGAATCGTACACATAGTACCCTGCATTGATTAGCTCCACGCTGATACGATGGAACATTTCGGATTCTTTAAGCTCTCCTGCCAATGCCTGTTTGATGAGCGGCGGGATGGTGTCAACGTGGGTAAACTCGGCTTCTAGCTGCTGTAGAATCTCAGCATTAGCAGGGAGGTTATCGTACTCCCAACCGCAGTGGAAATCGAACATGAACCGAATCAGCGGCTCCGTGGACTCTGGCTGGATTTCTAGGAATTTTGGATTCATATCTGTATGTTGGCTATGCTGTTATGTATGTATGTTCGGCTATTATGTATCGAACGTAGTTCTTTTCATTCCTGAGAGCACACTCATCGTCATCCGTTTTTTTGAGAATGGCCTTCACCCGTTGCGCCAGTGCTTCGGTCGCGCAAATGCACTCGATTTCTCCGTGAGAATCAAACGTGTTAGCCAGTCTTGTAACCGAGTAAACTTTCATGGTCTGTATGTTGGTTAGTGGTTATTTGACGGTTACCAGATACGCTCTGCCAGAGCCGTGTTCGGTATCGACCCAGCCGATTTCGTCAACCCATTCGATGAATGGGTGGAAACAGATATCTGATAGCGTGGAGTCGAAGTAGTTCCATGCGTCCTCTGGCTTTACTCCCCCTCTGATTCGGTATGCGACGATATCAACCGTGAACTGCGTCTCTGGATTGCCTAGCTCATCGTCGTACAACTCGGATGCTGAAACGTGAACCAGCGCATCGTCTTCAAACTGGCAATTGATGATTCTAGCTGCCTCGTGTGGCGTGATGGATGTGGTTTTCATGGTTTGTATGTGGACGGGGGGTTATGCGGTGAATTTGTCCTCTTCAGCCAGTGATATGGCCTGCGCCTCTTTGAGCGGCATCCTGCCAACGTGCGTGAGCGTATCGCCTTTCAGCGACACTACTGACACGAGGTTATCTCGGTCGTTAAACGGGGTGCTGTCCGCAAACGGCTTGAATTGGCTTATGGTTTTGGACTCCGGCCAATGCCGGATGATAAGAACTGTTCCGAAGTCTAAGAGCAGTGCCCCCTTGGTCGCCTCGTGCTGGTCGTTGAATTCAATCTGGTCGCTATCACGCTGGGTTAGCTCCCGTCCCGAAGCGGCAACTGCTTCGCGTATGGTGTCGAACCGTCTCACTTTCAATGTGGTGCTCATGGTATCTGTATGTGGACGGGGGGTTTTGCCCGTCGCATGGATAATCGGCACAGTTCTCCACGCCCTTAAACCTTTTTTTGCAAAAAGTTTTGCGCCCCACAAATCCCGTTGACTGCCCCACGAGCTACGATTATTTGCCCGAGCACCCACGCTCCAGCACTCGTCCCATGCAGCACCACACCGCTACGCGAAAAACCCCCAAGCAGCACCCGCTGCAAGGGGGAGTTCCATTCGCACCCGTCGTGCGCTCAAGCTATCGGCAAACCACCAGGCGGCTCAAGCACTTTTTTGAAATTTGAAATTTGAAATTTGGATTTTCAAGCATAGGCAATGAACTCAAGCCCTGCGCCCTTGATGGACGGCAGTAACCCACGCTCATCGTAGATGCCTGCGCCCTTGGGAACGATCCCATCCTGCGGCGGGTTATGCCCCATCTGCTGAATCGGCCCTGCGGCGGCGCCAACGGACGGCTTCGACAGCACCACAAGCCCAGCAGGGGCATCCATGCCCGTGTATTGTCTGAGCAACTCCTTGAACGGCACTCCTTCGACTTTCATACTTTTTTGAATTTATGACTTCGGCTTCAGCGCATCCTGAAACATTTTTGAAATGTCCTGCGCCCCATGAATGTGCACATGCTGGTGCATGATGTCCGGCGTGCTACGCTCCATGGCTAACAGCTTGTCCATGGTTATGCCAGCGGCAATCGCAGCATCTCGTCCGCCCATTGTGGGCATGAGGTCAGTGAGCCTGTCCAGCGAAGCATCCGCAACCCGTTGCAGCTTGGCCTTCAAGTTGTGCCGATAGTACGCCTCCCGAAACTGCGAGTCGGTATCCAGAGCATGCGTCTTGATGGATTCCACTACGTCCACCCCAAACCCCGTTGCTGCGACGATCGCTGAGGTGGCATTCCCCTGCTGATACATATCGATGACTCGCTTGCGTACCTCGTCGGTTGCGATGGCAAGTGCGCCACGGCCATTGATCTTCTCAACGTCCACATTGACGTGATCTTTGACCCTCACGCCGGATAATCCAGCAAGTTGGTTTGCCCTAGCTGTCTCGCTCTTGTAGCTAGCAGGTCGTCGTTGGCGTTCCTTCTCTTTCATGTTTGATGAGCCTCGGCATGGTTATCTCTTTGTACACTGCGGACTTTAACATGTCGCACTCTAATAGCACAGACCTATCTCCAGGCCGTGCATCCATGTCATTGGTGATGCGAGTGCGAATACGCTGCTCCATCGACTCGATCAGGCACATGGCTCTATCTAATAGTTGCTCTGTTCTGTTCATATTATCGTCACAAATAGCGGAGTTTGCTCGCCAACGTAAGCATAGAACGTGTTGAACTCCAGATACTCGATTGCGTCCTCCATGGACATCCCTTCGTCCATCATGCACTGCACACACAGGGCTTTGTCGTAGATGGCTCGTGCCGGATAATCGTCCGTGTAGCCGATGAAGGCTTCGTCCAGTCCGTCTGCCAGCACAAGCTCTAGCTCCTGCTCCTCACACATTTTTTGAATTTCCTCTCTCGTCATATCAACTCATTGATTGTCGGGAACACGAAGGCAAACCACTTCCGTACCTCCTGCGCCACCTCTCTGTGCTCCTTCTGCGTGTGCTCCGATAGCCGCTGCTGCAAGTAGTGTATCCACGAGCGGCATGTGCCGCTCATGTACAGGGTAGTTGAGGTAGCTAGCGGCAGCACCATCCTCGCGCATTCACGGGCAACTCCAGCGTTGAGCAACTCACGGTAGAATAACGCTGCCTCTCTGTTAAATAGCCGCACCCGTGCTTCCAGCCCAGCCTCCTCAACTGGCTCTGCGCTTGATTGCCGATTCTTCTCAGCCTGCTTGCGTAGCTCTACAGGCTCAATGCCAATGGCTTCGGAGTAGCGTTGGCTAAACTCTTGGAAGGAGAACGAGCGATGTCGTAGCAACTGCGCTGCGATTGCACGGGAGGTCTGAATCTCCACGGTCATCGATGCCTGCTCAAACACGCTCCAGTGCCCATGTTCCATGCAGTAGCGAAGCAG